GACTTTGATAATATACCATATCTAGAGTCAGAGGATATGGTTGCCAAATTAACGGTTTCTCCAGAGGCCATAAAGGAAAAGCCAGACCGTCTATTCTTGAGGTAGCACATCCCATAGGATCTTCTATCTGCTTTACAAGCTTCCCAGAAAATAAAGAATAATCTATTTGCTTCCCGAAACTCTGGCTTCCCAACATCAATCTTGGACCACTGCAAGTACATATAATGAGTGCCAGTAATATAAGTAGGATTACCTTTGTTGTAAAACCAATAACCCTCTTCTCGTAATTTAAACTGTTCATCTATATATGGTTCCCATTTATCTTTAAAATCATTTGGGTAATCTCTCCATTCAAAAGCGCTTGTAATTCTTGAAAGCTCTTTATGGTATTCATGTGAAACCCACTGATCTTCTTTTTTATCTAACTTAGATGGTTTTTTTGGTAAAGCTATTTTAAGATTCTGTATATTATATATTTCACCAATTTGCCCCGTCTTACTTATTATAACAACATCATGTTCTTTGTTATATCCGTATTTCCACTTCTTAGTTTTATTTAATCTAGATATTGTATTTTCTTTTATAGGCGTTACAACCTTGTATAAAGTTTGCTTGTACATTATTTAGATCTTCTTTCCGCAAACCCTCCAAATGATTTAGGTTTGTCCTCTCGTGGTTTATCATCAAGTATATTTTCTTCTTCCTGAATTCTAGTAAGTATTTCGAAAGCGTCGAATATAGCCAACTTTTTTGTTGCCGCTGCATTTTTTAATCTATCAGCTGCTAAGTCATCATCTGATTCTACAATTGGTTCTTCTGCAACTTTTATAAGCTCATCAACCGCTTTGTAACCAGCTTTTATTATATTCCTCTTTTTCTCCTTGATGTTCATATTTAATTGTAATTGAATTTGTAGGAATTCTATATAATACTTCGTTATCTATATTAAATTCGTATTCCCTATTTGGTTTAAACCCTACTATATCACCGACATTACCAGCTTTAAAGTAAGGATCTTTATATACTATTTCACCAACAAGCTCATTGTCTTTTATTGGTTTTATAAAATTATAACCAGGAAGTGCGTTCCATATTGTTATTCTTTTATAAGCATATATTTGTTCAACAGGTACTATATATAAATCGTCTCTATACCAATTACGACTTCTTTTTTCTTCACCTCTAATATCATTAAACCTGCGAAAAACATTATGATGTACTATTACTTCATCACCGAACTCAATACCCATTGAATTATAAGCTGGTGTATATTCAACAATACCAATTCTTGAAACAAACTTATGGTCTGATTTGTCTGTATTTAATATTAAAGTTTTATCATCAATTTGTTTTTCGTTGCTATAAGCCTTATCGTAAGGTCTTACAACGAAGTCAAACAAGCCTCGCATTAGTATTCTAAGTTGTATTCTATTGCAATAGCCATGTTTTTATTAAAGTCTTTCCAAGGTATAACATCATTACCTTTTTTAATATATATTGAATACTTATCTTCTTCTTCAATAATACTATCTATAATATGACCGCCATATACTTCTTGCCCTACGGAATAGTGCATAGCGTCATTCTTATAGTCTTTGCCGATACTAATCTTCCTGAGCAGGTTCATCTTTTAATTCTCCTGTTTTAATATCAACAATTTTATTACCGTAATCATCTTGTAATTCTTTTTGTATTACAGATAATGTTTGCTCAGATTGGTTTAAAGCATGCAGCATTTTATGCTTGCTTGATTCTAATTTACCAACCTCTAATGTAATGTTGTTTATTTCGGTAACTACTGCTTGCAATTTTTCTAATTGCTCTTTTTTAATTTTATTTGCCATTTTATTTTATTTAACTGTTCTATTGCCCAAATTTAATTTATAGTATTCAACAAACTTCATAGGATCTGCATAATATTCTTTTAACAGATCTAATGCTCTTTGTATGTCATCATGAAGAAACACATATTGCGGGCAGCCAACTGTGATTATCCATTTTTTTTGTTTTTCACCCCACTGTATTTTAACTACTTTACCTTTAGGGGAACCTAAGTTGTATGGGTTATTTTCCATTTTTAATTGTTTGGAATTTTTCAGCTCCACGTGAACCAAAATAAGCTACATAAACTGTAACTAAAAGTGTTTGAAGCAAATCAACCCATCCAGCCGACACGCTGAAACTCCATTCAAAGCTATCCAACAATATTAAAAATACCATTGATATAGTTAAAAATATCAAACTCATTGGCCTTGTATTTTTACTTAGCCAACTATCTGATTTCATATCTGACTCCCAGCGTTTAGACACTTCCTGCATTTCTACCATATCCATTTCTAAAAGCTTCATAGCTTTTTCTTTATCTTCTGCAGGCATAGCCTCATCTTTACTAATTAGGTTTTTAACTACACCTAATACTCCGTTGTCAGGTAATATATCGCCAACTGTGCCTAGTATACCAGGTGCAGCTTTGCTTAAAAATTTTCCTACTTTTGTTTCAGAAAATTTCTTTTTATTTTTTTGACTCATAAGGAAACATTTTATTTAAAGTTTCTTTTCTTTTTTGACACCCGCATCCGCCAGGTATCTTATCAGCTAACTTTTTAATTCCAGTAGCTTTAGTAAACTTTTCTATAGTATCTCCTAATCCTTGTGATTCCATAACTTAAAAATATTAAACTGACTATTAAAATATGATATAGGTTTATGTGAGCCTCGCCACATGCCCCTGTTAAGTGTTCTAACAATTCCATCTTCTTCTTGCGGCTCTACCTCTTTCAGACTTCCAGCTTTTTGATCTTGCACAAAATGACTTTCTTCTCTTAGCGGCTTTACTGCCTGGCTTTAATTTAGATGGGTCCTTAGTTACTGCGGTTTGTAATTTACTACCCGGGTTATCTCTTTTATATTTATCTACTCCTTTTTGTGACATACCGCCACCTGCAGCCGCACCTGTACCGGTTGACTTTGCTTCGTTATAATATCCTTTAGATTTTTTACGAGAAGGCGCATCGCCTCTTTTTTTTGCAGGTGAGCCTAAAGCATTTGGGCCTACACCTTTTCTTTTAAATGGTGTATCCATATTATTTACCGTAGTATCCTTTTTTATAATTTTTACCTGGTGCTGCTTTAATCGCGTCTTGCAAATGCTGTGGTAATTTATTTTGGTTACCAACTAATGCTTTTGTCAATGGTGACTTGGCAGACATCTTAAATGGTGATTTTGTATACATTTTATATGGCGATTTTAGTTTGCTCGCTGGGCTTGAGCCTGCGATTATTTCTTTTTGTTTTTCTACTGAAAAATCAGAAAGATCCATATTTTTAGTTCCTATTTCAACTTTTTGATCTTTGTTAGTATGCGTAGCACCTTGCTGAGAACCTTTTACTCTTACATCAAGTTTAGCGTCAAGAGCCTCACTTAATTTTTTATTGTACTCATTCTTAACTTCTTTTTTCTTTTCTTTTCTGCTTTTTATATTACCAACATCTTCTTTAAATTGCTTTCTGTTAGATTTAATTGTTTTGTTAGCATCGTCCATCTTAGCAGACTTGTCAGATTTAATTTTACTTTTTGCATCTTTAAATTCAGCATCAGTCATATCTTTTTTCTTACCTCTAAGGTCTTTCATTGCTTGACGCTTATCTTTTCTAGCTTGTTGCTTATCACCTCTTGCGCCTTCGTTAGCTGCTTTTTTCTTTTTAAGAGCATCACCAAATTGCTTACCTGCAGTATCACCAAGTTCGCCAGAATCACGCATTGTTTTAAGCTTTTGTCTTTGTGCTTTGTTTTTAGCAATCTTATCGCCTCTAATATCTTGTCTTAAAGTCCAAGGAGCAACGTAGTTACCCATTACTTTCTTTTTCAAATCGGATACATTGCTAACCTCAGTTGTTTCTCCCTGTTGTATTGACGTTGTTTCTTGAGGCTTGCCTTTACCATCAATAGTAAATTTGCTTGCATAATCTGCTCCAGCGGGTGAATTATACCATTTTTTCCATTTGTCTGGATCCATATACCCACCTGATCCATCATAGCTATCATCAGCGCCTTGGGTAGTTGTTTTAATTACTTGGTCTGGTGATGTTGTTTTAGTTTTTGAGCCGTATTGCACAGAACCATCTTGGCCAAGTGAATACCCTTCTGCTTGTTCTACTTTATTAGCATCTTCTTGTGCTTGTTTAGCTACAGAACCAACATCTAACATAGGTTCTCTAACTTTCATGCCCATTGAGGACGACTGATTTACTCTTGTTGTTATTGGTTTGTTCATGATGTTAGTTTTATAAATTGAATAAGTCCGATGGGATTTTACTCGTATCAAAGTTTAGTTTAAATTTTTCAGGGTCGAATTTAGCTGATATGTCTTTTATTTTGTCAGCGGCTGATTTTTCTGGTGGAGCAGCGACACTGCCGGAACTACCGGATTGTTGCCCTTTTTCTTTATCTATGGCTTCTTTTACAGTTCCACCAACATCTAAAAATTTGTCAGCAGCATCTGCTTCGCCGTATACTAATGCTTCATTCATCTTTGCAGGTGAACTGCAAGCTTTTTTAGTTATTGGTGTTGCTTTATACATATTATGAATTTTTATAAGCATCAGCTTCCCAAGGAAAACCGTGTGCTCCTTCTTTTATTTTTTTACCAGCAGCTTCTATCATACCATTATCTAATCTGGTATATACTCTTGCCGGCGACTTTGTATCTTTTTTCCAAGTTACGCTGTCGTCTGTATATGATAACTGCCCCTGCAGCATCTGATCGTGATGCTCATCTTCATGAGCTATCGAATCAGCTTTTTGCTTTTTAGAGGCTTTTTTATCAACAAATGTAGTTCCATCACGATTAGCTTCTGCTATAACGTTAGGATCTAAATCTTTTTCAAAAACAGGTCTGCCAAATCTGGATAACTCATCGTTAAATCCGAACAATTCGCCTTTTGTTTTTAATTTAAGTGCCATTATTTTTTACCACCCATAAGCTTCCCAGCTAAAGCGCCAGCAGCACCTTTAATTAATGCTGGAGCAACTGCACCTGCAATCGCGCCTAATATTTTTGCGGGAGACTTTGGAGCTCCTAAGTTATTTGGACCTATACCTTTTTTCATTTTATCTAGTTTTGTCGTTTATCATATCATCAATAGCTTTATTGTAAACTTTATCAGTATATGACTTGTTGTTATAAAATATACTTCTTTGTGAGGTTGGCAAGTCTTCTTGCGCTAACATAATTCTGTATATACGCTTAATTAAGTTTTGACATTTAAATGATGTTTTATATACAGCAAACTTAGATGTTGTTCTATTGCGTTCTTTAAATACATCAATCCAACCTTCTCGGCGTAATCGTTCCCATCTGTTTTTATCCCATGAGTATGTA